GCGCTGTGAACGGCGTGGCTTCTTCGCCTATTCTGATTGGCAATTCGAAGATGTATCGCGGTTGCATCGGCGGCATTCAAGGCACGGGGTGGAACATTTATGCGAAAATCAAATGCACACCATTCGTTGCGAATCAAAACACATGCGGAACAACATTCGGCGGCAACGGATTGAGCGCAACGGCGCGAATCGGCAATTGCGTTGTGTATGATTTGCCGTTGCAGGTTCGTGCAACCGGCAAATCGGCGCAAACGAATGCCGGTCACATGTACCGGTGGATTTTCGGCAAAGTTGATTTCATTTTGGAACACAACGATTATTTCTATCAATGTTTGTTCGCGTCCGATTGTCGCATGTTTTATGTTGACAAAACATCGGGCGTTGAATATACGAACAAACGTTTGAAACTGATTCCACGCGAAGGCACGAACGAAACTCCGTCATTCACATACGTTTCAAGTGACACGGAATTGGATTTCACCGGCACGGTAACCGGCGGTGCAATGATTGTTGAGGGTGTCGGAATAAAAAGCATATATGACGCGCTTGTTGCGTTGTATGCAGCCGGACACATCACAATCAACCCTGCAACATATTTCGATACTGCATGTGTTTGGAGTGAACTGACATCGGAACAGATTTTCAACAATCCGGAACAATACGATTTCACAACGAAAGAGGATTCACCGGCTGTTTTGAATCAATGGCATTATTTGGGCGCATTGCCGCCGTCATTGAACATTCCTATTTTGGGAACGGGCAACGCTGGTTCGGACGGTGTTGCCGGATGCTGGGACAATCGAAGCATTGACGGGTGTTTGAAAGTCGAAAACGGGTTGATTAAGATTGACACCGCTTCGCAAGAAACATCCGGACGTATCGTTTCAAAGGTTATCAAAACAAACCCGTATGAGGTGCAATACAATGGTTTATATGCCATGTTGACACGCCGTTTGAAAAACGGTTGGATTGCATCGAAAAACAACCCGTTCGGCGCATCGTTATACGGTGACGCGAATTTGTCTGTGACACTTGCGGAAAATACGAAATACATCGTCAAAGGTTCGCGCATAACGTTCAATGATGAGGTGTATGACGTGCATTCCACGATTGACACAACGAATGCAGAGGGTTTGACCGGACAATTTGAAACGGCTGAAGGTCATGTCATTGAGGTGCTTGACGCGAACATTCCGGATGTGTTGTATTGCCGTTGCCGTTCAATGGTATATGCGCGCGCGGAACTTGGCGAAACGCTGAAACCGCAAATCACATATTTCAATGACGGTGACGAATGCATCAAATTCCATGACCGCGTAATTGTCCCGAATGAATCGTTTATTTGTGACAACGCTGAACCGTTTTACGTATGCAACGCGCAAGGTGTTGTGAATAGTTCCGCAACGGATTATTCCATTGCAGTCATTTTTGATGACCGCGAAACAATACCGGCTGGAGAAGAGCGCATCGGCGGTGAAACAAAATGGATTCCGGCACAAAAATTCGGCGAATACTTTGCGATGAAAAACGCGGGTGCAATCACCGAATTGGAAATACCGCAAATAGGCAATGTTCCGAAATCATCCGGAAACTACATGTGCTTCACAAAGAACGGCGGAGGCACGCAAATCAATGGTTACAAATCCATATTGAATCAAGCGTTCATGCAATTCGCGTTGTTTGTGACAATCGTATCTGAATTAGACGTTGACGTTGAAGAATAATTCTGACAGTTATGATTGACGAAAGCAAAATCATCGTATTGGGTTCGTTGTCGTTGCGTGGTTCAAAGCAATCGCGCACGACAGCGACAACCAATGATGTGTTGCGCGCAATATCGTTGCGTGCATCGCGTACAAGGAAAACGAACGCCGCTTCAGATGATGTGTTGGAACATTCATCCGTTGCGGTTGCAGGCTATCAGCATTCGGGCGGTCAATGGGGCGAACCGACAGATTTGTCATACGTCACAATTCACGTCTGAATGTACGCGCGAATCCGGTGAATCCACGCTGCCTTCGCTGGCTGTGGGCGTGCTAACAATGCGAACAATGCGAACAATGCGAACAATGTGAACGGCGTGGCTTCTTCAAACATTCAAACCCCAAATCAAACGCCGGATTATTGCGCCGCCTATAAAATGGCGAAACATATATTTTGAAACTTTTGTGAGTAGCAATATGCGAAAGTTGAATCTAAAAGAATAGGCAATACATGAAACGGTACGGAAAGACCGAACGATTATGGGAACGTATATGCGATGACGGGAACATCGAAACCGCAATGCGTGCATCGCTGGTCAAACACAAATACCCGAATATGCGCGAAGCGGGGTATTCAAAAGCGCAAAAATACATGATTGCACATTGGGACGAAGTGAAAACTGAAGTCCGGCGAACATTGACAACTGAATCGTACCAATTAAACGGTTTGCATCCGTTCAAGGTGTATGAGCCGAAAGAACGCATCATCAATTGCCCGCAACAATTTCCGGACAAAATAATCACGATATGCGTTTATCAAGTGTTGCGCGATTACTTTTATTCAAAGTTTGTGCGTAATACTTATAATTGCGTCAAAGGGCGCGGCATCCACGATGCGAAACGTGCTATTGAACATATCATGCGCACGCATCCGGATTGGTATTATGTACAAACGGACATCCGGAAGTTTTACCCGTCATTGCGGCACGACATCATCAAATCCGATTTGCGCACGGTGTTCAAAGACACAAAGGTTTTGCGGCTGTTGGATGCTATTGTTGACGTGTTCCATGAAGGGTTTGACGAAAACGGCAATGAAATAGGCATCGCAATCGGAATCAACCTTTCGCAACTTATGGCGATTTTGGTTAATATGCCGGTTATACGTGAAATCAATGAGATTTGGAAGTTTCCAACAGTCAATTTCACGGATGATGAGTTCACCGCCGTTCCGGACAAAAAGACCGCGCATGAATTTGTTGCATGGTACATCAAACGCAATGCCGAACGCGGGTTGATTGTCAAACCGAATTACCGGATTGCGCCGATGCGCGAACCCGTGCGCATGATTGGTTACGAATTTAGGTTGAACGAAAAAGGGCAACAATATACGTTGCTGGGAAAACCTATCAAACAACGGATGAAACGCCGTGCGCGTCAATTGGAACGCATGGGTGTTTCGGATGAGTATTGGAAACAACAAATGGCTTCGCATTATGGTTGGTGCAAACATGCTTGTTGCAAACACCTTATGCGCAAAACGTTTGGCGAACGATACAAACTATTTGAAAAGAATATGCAGACATTCAAAGACATCAGAAATGGAATCGGCGAATTTGGCATTGCGCGCGAAAACCGCGTGTCGGTTGTCGAATTGCTGAATCAACAAATCTGTTTTGACGATGCACGCAAAGTCATCATCACAGAGATTGACGAAAAGACCGGCGAAAAGGTTGAACGCGAAAAAGTGGCAATCAAATTCCGGTATGTCGAAAACGATGAACCGGTTGGCGAACCAACGTATTTGATTTCGGGTTCTAAATCGCTGAAAGACCGCGCAACCGAAGTTCAACCGCAAATGCCATTCATCGGCACAATCGTTGAACGAACGACGGCGCGCCGGACAAAGTATTATGCAATTGAATAATCCAATAATTCAATCATACAATCAACCATTAAAGCAGGAGGAAACAACAATGAAAAAGTAAAAGTATTATGCAAAACTTTGATATAAATATCATGCCATTTCTGCAAGCGTTCATGGTGCAATTGATAATCATTGCCGTTGTGTATTTGTTTGTCATGGTTGCGATATTTCTTGACCTTTGGGCGGGAATACGCAAGGCAAAGGCAAGCGGCGAATTTCGTTCATCATACGGCTTGCGCAAGACCGTTGGAAAAATCGGCGATTATTACAACATGCTTTTCGTGGTGACAATCATTGACGCGCTGCAAATGCTGTTGGTCATGTTGCTGAATTATCACACAAATACGCTTTTGCCGATATTGCCATTTTTGACATTCGGCGGCGGCATATTTGCTTGCGTTATCGAGGGCAAAAGCATCTATGAAAAGAAGTCCGACAAAGACAAAGCGAAAGTTGCGGAAACGGCAAAAGCATTGTCCGAAATACTGAAGAACAAGGACAATCAAGAAATCATCGGTTCATTCCTTGAATATATCAAAAAGGAAAAGCCGCAGCAAACAACAGAATAATCAATTGCACCCGTTACGTGAAAGCCGCAATGCATGTTGATTCATCGCAAAGCCGCTAAATGTGGCGGGTGCTTTTCTAAAACAATCAGATATGAAAAAGCAAGATTTAGAACTACATTTGAAACGCGCATATTGCGGCGAACGGTACACAATCGGACATATAACGATTGAAGATGACCCGTTCAAGTGCGATTCAATTGAACGCCCCGTGCGTGACAAAAACCGCAACGGCAAATTCGACAACGGCGAAAAGAAAATCAAAGGTGACACCGCAATCCCGTTCGGACGGTACGAAATCACCATGCGCGTCATTTCGCCGACTTATTCAAAGAAAAAGGCATTTGCATTCACCGGTGGATGTATGCCGCGATTGATGAATGTGCCGGATTTTGAGGGCATATTGATACACACCGGAAACACCGAAAAAGATTCATTGGGTTGTATCGTTGTCGGATTGAACAAAGTGAAGGGACAAGTCGTTGATTCAATGGTGACGTTCCGGCGGCTGTATGCTATTTTGCAAGAAGCGCACAAAGCCGGACGCAAAATCTATATAACAATTGAGTAATATGAAAAAGTTTATTCCGAACAGAATTGCGCAACGCATATCGTTCGCAATCATCGCGTGCATCGTTGCATTCATTTTCGCGTGCATATTCACCGGATGCAAAACACCCGCCGCCGTATCAACGCAAACGGACGTGCAAGATTCAACGCGCATTGAATATCGCATTGTGCATGACACCATTATTCAGCATGATACGGTGTACATCAATGAAAAGACCGTGAAAGATTCTGAAACGGAATCCGAAACGACAATCCATTTTGGCGAGGGAGGCGGCACGTACAACGCAAAGACCGGCGATGCAACCAATGTCACGGGCGTTGGAACGAAAGAATCCAAACGCGAAAAGGAACAGAAAGAACGCATCGAGCGTCTGACATCTGAAAACACACAATTGCGGCATTCGTTGGATTCGGCGCGAAAGGTCAATACAAT